TGTAGCGCTGACCACAACGGTCGCACATGGCAATACTGTATTTGCCAGAAGCAAATCTATTGCCCATTAAGCGCTACCCCCTCCAATGAATGATTGACGAGGAACAAACCTAATTGCTGCCTTTTCGCGGTCTTCACCAGCGGCAAGGTTGAATTGCTCGTCATACATCTCTTTAAGCATTTGAACCCGTGGCATCAGTTCAGGAACCTTGGCTGCAATTTGATAGGCTAATCCTGCCGCAGCGGCGGGTAGGAAGCGGAAATTCATATCGCCAGTCTGTATACCAGCCCCAGCATCTTGCACGCGCCGTAAGCGCCAATAGATCAACTGATACGAGGTGGAGTCATCTGGGGTAGGCCAGACGGTTACAGCAGGGAGTTGGGGAACATACACCGGAATGCCTGATGTATGGGCTGCTGCCGTTGTGTCGTTCTGCGCCCTAGAGCATACATATAGGGTATTGCCTGTAATGTACTGATAGTAGATAGTCTCATTATCTAATTTAATGTACCCAGCCGCAGCCAATCCAACCGTGGTGCTGAGAGTTATCTCTGTGCTTGTGGCGGTGATGGTTGTACTTAACGTGGAATTGGCGGGGTTTGTCTCGCCAGAGTTCCTTTGAACAAAAATCTGGATAGGACGAGCCTGCTGTAATTTATTAGGGATCGTGGCATAGGTCGAAGAACTAATGCGGGTGATCGTTAAATCGGACTGTGTGCTGGCGCTGTTAGCCCCAGTACGGATTACATGATCCATCAGGTCAATGGTATCTGTCGGGGTTGGATACGTGTTTAAACCCGCAACTAGGTCAATAGAGCCTTGCTCAATCGTCCACATGTTGATGCCCCTGTTTTGCCATTCAATGGTCATCAGGTTCATCGATCTGCGTGCGGTTCTTAGGTCATATCCTGAACGCATCTCCCGTCCAGCGCGTTCCCACGCTTCTTCCGCTAACTCGGTGAAGTCAAGGTTAAATGCGGTACTGCCGGAGGTATATGCCATTATCTAAATCCTGCTGTTTTCTTTGCTATACCCTTGGGTTGAGCCACAAACTGTTTGCCCTTGGCTTTACCTGCACGCTTTGCCTTGGTAGTTGCCGCATACTCTTTAGAACTTAAAGACTTAATTGCTGCCTCTGGCAAGTAACGCTCACCAGTTTTTGACGACGGCTTTCCCGACTTGGTACGCCATTTCTGATCGCCCCAGTTTTTAAGGGATTGCTGTGGTGCTTTCAATCTCTGTAGCCCCCACCTGCGGCTTTGTAGCGTTTAGCCATAACCTGAGCTTTACGTGCTGACCACTGCCCTGCGCCTGTACCTGCGATTGCCGCAGCTTTAACACTGTTAAAAATCCGTTTGCGTAACTCAGGCTTGGTATAGTTACCCGCCTCGTTTACTTTAGATTTTACTTTTCCGCCGTCTTTCATGTAGCCCATTTTGTTACGCACTTCAGTGGGCAGCTTCGACAAACCAATATTCTCTGCTGGAACTTCTTTTAAATCACCACCAGCAGACATCTTCTTGGGCTTCTTACCCGCTTCCTTCATGGCAATAGCCGTAGCTGCTTGTTTTGCCAATCCACCTTTTTTATATTCAGTGAAATCAGTGTCGTCCCTTCGGGCAACTCTCTTGCCTTTGGGCATTTTAGAGGGGCTAATAGACCCCATTCCTCTGCTTGAAATCATTTTTTACCACCTTTAACTTTCTTAGCTAAAAACAATTTATCAACCATTTTTATCCGCTGGGGCTTGGTTGTAACTTTGTTAATAATAGCCAGCCGTTTGGGTTCACTTGCGCCGTAAAACCCGGCCTTTTTTAAAGACTTAACTACGCTAGTTGCGGGTTTTGCAGTTGCCATATCAACACATCTTTCCACGAGTTTTACCTCGTTGAGCAATACCGTCAGCACGGGAAGAAGCAGTCATGCCACCCTTAGCCAACGGAACAATATCCGCATCGGCTTTTTTGCTTGGCTTACTCGTACCCATGTAGTCTTCCTTAGCTCCTTTACTGAGGGGTAAGGTCATATCATCTTTGGACTTACTCTTCCCCATGTAATCCTCTTTAGTCCCTTTAGAAAGGGGCATAGGATCAACCTTAATACCACTGCCCGCAACTGGAGGCTTGTAGTCTCTGTAGCTAGTCTTATCGTCTATGTGTTGGGGAGTGGCTTTAGGCATGATTAAATCATCTTTCCGCGAGTCTTACCACGCTGGGCTATGCCGTCAGCACGACTAGATGCAGAAACAGAACCACCTTTAGCAAAACCAAAAGTAGAACGGATGCCAGAACGGATGCGCTCATTAACAGATCGGGAATCAGTTTTGCCGCTACCCGATCTAGCGCTTGCAAGATTTTCTTTAATGTTTTGTTTTGTGTCTTCAATATTTTGTTTTGTGCGCTCATTGGCAGACATCTTGGTCACATCAGGAGAAGATTTTTTCTTCATGTCAGCCATAGCCTTAGAAGCGTCTTCTGGATACTCAGGATTAGATCTACGTCCTAAGCCGCCACCATAGGTGGTAGAAGCAGCAAGGGATGGAACACTTGCTCCATACTGGGTTGATTTAGGTTTTGAAGAAGCAGCACTTAACGCGGGCATTGCTGGTTTAGCTCTTGGAGTAGATTTGAAGTTTTCTTCAGGCTCTTTCTCCATCATTCCGGCTTCCACAGACTTCATTGCACGTGTGCGAGTTTCGTCGTCAATATCTGTGTTTTGACCTTCGGTCACGCCACCTTTTTCATAACGTTTCATTTTTTTCATGGTAACTCCTTAACAGTATTTTTTAGTTGCGCCGCCCTTAGACAGCATCTTGCCTTTTGTTTTGCCTTTAGTGGCAATACCGTCGGCGCGAGAAGAGGCTGAACCGCCCTTAGAGTAGGCCATTCCGCCGCCCATCATTTTCTTTGCAGCAAAAGCTGGAACTTTTTTTCCATCTTTCATCACCATAGGCATGCCGCCTTTTTTCATTCCCATCATGTCGCCCATAGGCTTTTTCATGCCATCCTTGGCCGTACTCATGCCGGGTTTCATTGTTGGTTTACCCATAGGCTTAGATTCTTTTTTCTTAGCCATCATCGCCATAAATCCGGGGTTCATTTTGGTTGCCATATCTCCACCTTGTTTAAACGTTTTGCCTTTATCGGCGTTGCTAAAATCTTTCCCAACGGATTGTGGGACTCCTGCTTTCTTAGCAAACGCTGGATTGTTAGCCACCGCAGCCATGAAATTGTGTTGCTTCTTACTTGTGCTTGGCATACTTAGCCACCAAGTTTTTAACAGTTTCGGTTTCCCAGATGCGGATAATCATCCACACAATGGTTAATATTCCACCAACAAGCCCCACGACTGGAGTTACCCAGCCCATAAAACCACCAATCCCAACAACTACGGCAGCACCGTCGGTCATTGTTTTTATGTCGTTGTTCATATCATTCTTCCTTTGGTTTTTCCTTTTTGGGCTATACCGTCAGCAGATTTAATGTAGCCGCCCTCAGCGCAGTTCCATGCTCTAAGACTCTTGTTAATCCTAGAGTTCGGGTCGTTCGCTGTTTTTGCGGATGTCAGTTTCTTTTTCATCCCACTCATGCGGGCGCAGAAAGAGTCGCGCCTTGATCCGCCTTCTGGTTGAGGACGTTTCAAGTTCATCCCTTCTTTCTTCGCAGAGGCTCGGCCCTTGGCGTTTAAGCCGCCCTTGGGGTTCTTGCCTTCTGCTCTCTGCCATGCGGGACTAGCCATTTGCAACTTTCAAGTGAGGCTTTGCATGCTCCTTCAGCAAGGGGCGCAAAACATCTTTCTCAAAGTCTCTAGTAAATTCTTCTGTGCCAATGTGCGGCAGACTGATCATTGGGTCTAAGTAAATCTTAAATCCATCCGCTCTTGCTCTCAGGCAGAAAGCGTAGTCTTCGCCAATGTACTGGCCGTTAAGAATCATAAAGTCAAATAGTGCGTGTTCTGTCTCACCGTCACCATCGCCTTGATATTTCCATTCTGGGTGCTTCTCAATCATGTGTTCTATTACATGACGGCGGATAAGCATGAATCCTGTGGAAACACTTTCCCCTCTCATCAATCCATTCTCATCAAACTCCAACTGACCTTCTTCATCTAGATGGAAGTCAAGGAAGAATTTGGTATCTTTTGCTCTGCGTGGATATGATCCAGCCACAATGTCCTTGTCTGATGACAGCGCAAGCAAACGAGTAACAGCGTCTGTGTTGATCACTACGTCAGCATCTACAAATAAGAAATCTGTGCAATCTGATTCCATAAAGTAACGGACTAGCTTGTTCCGTGCTTTAGTGATGATTGAACAGCCAGATATGTGTACGAGGCTTAGTCGTACACCCATCTTGTCTAACTTAGGCACGAGTTCAGCAATGGCAAAAGCAGTTTTTATATTTACTTTGCCATCGTAACAAGGGATCGCAATCATAAGTTTGCGACCAATCAAGTTAAAGCTTTTATCAGCCATAAAACACCACTGCGGTTGTAGTTGCCGAAACTACAGCAGAAATGTTGGTACTGCATTTAATACCTTCTCCGGGGAACAAAATATAAATAGAACCCGCAGCCGCTGGCGCAGTAAATGAAAACATGGCTGTTCCGCCTGTTCCGTCATTTAATACAACCGTTGCGCCCGTTGAATAGCTGATGGATATACCTTTGATACGAGCTGGGCCAGCAAAAATAGTGGTAGTTGCATTGGCTGCTGCTGCGCCGCTTTTTACGTCTGTTTGCATTGCCATAATTAATCTCCTGTTATGAAGGGGCCGAAGCCCCCGTGATTAATTAAGCAGTACGGGTGAAAACGTAGGCTGTGGCGCTTGAGAACATGATGGTGAAACGGGCAAGGCCAGTAGCGCCAACAGGAATTGTCAAATCACCGAAGCTGCCGGGGGTGTCAGCGGCGGCGCTTGACAAAATACCGTTTGTAGCTACAGCTACAGTCACAGCACCTGATGCTGTACTCGCGGTGTTGTCAATGTACAAGTCCAACACAGTGCCCTTGGTGGCTCCGAGAGCAGCGCCAAGCAAAGTGCCGGTGGGCAACGTAATAACCACAGCGGTGGCGGAAGTTACTGTGATGTAGCCGGTTGCAACTTCTGCTGCGGTGGCTGTGGCGGTAGCATTGATTGCGACTGTTGTGG